AGATAATCATCTATCAATTCGTTTGGCATAAAATCTTTAAATATACCAATGTGATCATCTCTAACTAAAAATTTCTTGTCCATTAGTTAGCTCCTCTATTTTTAATTGGATCAAACTCTACATCACAATTCGCAGCTAGTGTTCGTCTGGTCTCATCTGTTCCATTAAATGGATATACGCAATGACGCATATCATATGGAAACACATAAAAATCTCTAAGGTCCATTGGCGGTTGATAATCTATTTTAGCAAACTGACCATTAGATGCACCTAATATTTGTAGTCGTCCATTCTGTTGAATATGTTCTGCTGAATATTCTTTACCATAAGTTGAAGGTAGTTTTAAAATCATCACACTTGATAAGCCTGTATATAACATTCCTCTATGAACGTGAGCTGGATTGTACTCGTGTTGTTTCATTTCATTAACCCATATAGAATTTAAATGTGTATCGTATTCTTTAATTGAATTAAAAGTTAAGTAATGTTTAAACACTTGCATGAAATAATCTGTAACATTTTTAGGTAAAAAATTATGGTTCTTCATTTTAGATTGATCTTTACCATGATAAAATAAAGAATGTTCTTTCTCTATCTTACCTACTAATTGTTGATTAGCGGGTGCGAGACTATTATAATTTTGCTCATAAATTTGATTAATAGATGTAAATATATCTAAAGGTACTTGATACCTTATAATACATTGACCTAAGTATATTGGTTTAAATTTTAATGTGTCCATATCTTTCTTTTATGCTTTCTGGTATTTTTTCAATATAAGGGTTGTACACTTTTCTAACCGGTCCATCAAATAGTTTATGCATATTACTACCAACAACTTTATCATCATAAGATAAACCATTAACTTCTACTTGATTTAAATTATCAAACTTATGATTAAAATAAGGTTCATCTAAAAATTTATATATTTTTCTAAACTCTTGTTCGGGATTTGTGACCATATCATCGTACCTTACATAATGACATATCTCAGGAAAGTTATATGAATTTTGAATAGCTTTTAAATCTTTAACAATAGCTCCATCGTTATTCATTAACATTAATAATTTTTCTTCATCAGTATTATGACCATATCTATTAGGAAATGCATCTGGATTTTCTGTATACCACTGCATGTAACTAGCAAATACTTCCATTAAATCTCTAAGTAATACTATACATTTAAAACCAGGTTTAAAATGTTTTTGCATCAATTCAAAGTTACCAGGATTCCCTGTTGCTGTCACGGGTCCACGGTCAATGATTATTCGTTGCGGCCATTGTTGATAGTAGTTAGTAAATACATTATCAAGAACATTGTCTAATGATTTATGATCGGGGAAATTTTCAAACACATCTGTTTTTTTAAGTAGATGTAGATCTTTCATTATCTCTAATGTTATAGAGTTAGCAGTAGCTGCTATCTCAGGATTTTGATTCATAATACTTGCAAATAAAGTATTGCCAGATCTAGGTAATGCTACTAAAAAAAATAACTTACGAGTTAGGTTTTCCATCTTGTGTTAATTGTTCTTTCTTTTCTGTCTTGTTTTCTAATTCACCTGATTTTTTAATTCTTTGTAAGGATTGTAATTGTCCCATTACATTAAATATCTCAGTGTCGCTAGAGTTTGCATTTAAAGTTTTAGCTTTTTCATGATACTGCATACCATAAGATTCTAGTTGATGTGCATTAACATCTTTATCATTAAAGGATCCATCATTAAATTCTTTCTTTAATCCGGACCACATTTTAATTTCTCTCATTCTATGTTTAGCAGTTTTCTCCATAGACGCTTTACCAAATTTTGCTTCGTCTAAATCAATTTCATATTTAGTTAATTTGTATTCGTCTTGTTCAGATTCTATTTTTTTCTCTAACCATTTAATCTTTGCTTCATTTCTTCTATAATCAAATGATAGTGTCATTAAGTTATCTAAGTATGATGATTGTTCTCTAACACACTGCCAATATTTTGAAGCTTTAGTTGGGTATCTATTGTCTTGTAATACAGAAAACCTTGCTTCAGTCTCTGTTCTAAATACTTGTTTTTTAGTCCAGGTGTCTCTAAGTTCTTCTACCATACCTTTAAAATCAGTAAGGTCGTTTTGTTCTAATAGATTATTTAAGTGGGTTTCTTCTTGTTGAATTAAATCTTTAACGTCTTTTTTCATCTCTGTCTCCTTTATGTTTAAAGAATATATAGAGTATTTAAAAGATATTGCAAGGTTTAAGAATTGTCGAAAGTAACTGTTGTAGGTGAACCTACACCATTAAATTCTTCTGTTGTTGCTGATGGTGGGGTATCTCTACCAAAAGCTAAAGCGGCAGATGTGGTTCCAGCTCCTCCAATACCAGCTCCTGCTTGATTTAAAATAGCTACCTCTGTCCAGTTAGTTCCATTCCAAGATTCTGTTGTTCCAGGAGTATTTGGTCCAGCTGGTCCACTACCTCCAATAGCTAATGCTGCTGTTGCAATTCCAGCACTTCCCATTTGTTGTCTACCTAAATTTAAATCATTTACTTCTGTCCAGTTAGTTCCGTTCCATAATTCTGTTAGTGCTTTTGCAGGTGTACTACTACCAAAAGCTAAAGCAGATGAACTAGATGCTGCAACACCACTTAGTAATTTTCTTGCAGTGTTTAAATCATTTACTTCAGTCCAGTTTGTTCCATTATATAATTCTGTTTGAGCGGAAAGACCGGGTGTTGCATCTCCACCCATAGCTATAGCTGACGTTGTGGTTCCACCTCCTGCTAGTTGAGTTTTTCCAAGATTCATATCATTAACTTCAGTCCAGTTGGTTCCATTCCATAGTTCTGTAATACCTGCTGGTGCTTCTACTCCACCCATAGCTAAAGCCGCTGTTTGAGTTCCAGCTCCTGCTAATTTTTGTCTTCCAGTATTTAAATCATTAACTTCAGTCCAACTACTTCCATTATAAGATTCTACTATAGCTGAATTACCAATAGCTAAAGCAGCCGTTTGAGTCCCTGCTCCTGCAAATAGTTCTCTTCCAGTATTTAAATTACCACCGGTGGACCAAGCTGCTGTTGCACTTCTTCCAAAACCCTTCACAGTATTGGATGTTGTGTTATACCAAACTTGTCCTTCAACAGGATTCGATGGGTCCGAGGATACTGCTTCAATATTTGTGCCGTTTATTTCTTTGTATGTTGTCATAATTAATCCGTGTCTATTGTTTTAACTTGTGGTCCGTCGTTCCATTCTTCTGTTGCTGCTGTAGGTGAAAGTTGATTACCAAAAGCTAAAGCAGCCGTTGTAGTTCCTGCTGTCCCTACTTTTTGTCTTGCAGTAGTTAAATCATTTACTTCAGTCCAGTTGGTTCCATTCCAAGATTCTGTTAATGCTGTAGCACCCCCAGATGTGTCTCTTCCACCAATAGCTAAAGCTGCTGTATTGGTAGCACCACAACCTCCTAAATATTTTCTTGCCGTATTTAAATCATTAACTTCAGTCCAGTTGGTTCCATTCCAAGTTTCAGTTAATGCTGACACTGCAGGAGTTCCACCAAAACATAAAGCTGCTGTGGCAATTCCAGCTGCTGCACCAACGTATCTTGCAGTTCCTAGATCATTAACTTCTGTCCAGTTGGTTCCATTCCAAAGTTCTGTTAAGGCTGTTGCAGGTAATCCACCAAAAGCTAAAGCAGAAGTATTGTCAGCTCCAGCAGCCATTCCTCTTCCTTTATTACTGTTTAGATTATTAACTTCCGTCCAGTTGGTTCCATTCCATAATTCTGTAAGAACTCCAATCGTAGGTAAACCTGGATTATAACCACCGATACCTAATGCTGAAGTTTGAGTTCCAACTCCTGGACCATATCTTCTTGCACTATTTAAATCATTAACTTCAGTCCAGGAAGTTCCATTGTAAGATTCTGTTAAAGCTGAGTAAGCTGGAGCGGCTCCACCAAAAGCTAAAGCTGCTGTTTGTGTTCCTGCTCCTGCTGGATCTTGTCTACCTGTATTCAAAGCACCACCTGTTGACCATGATCCTCCTACTGTAGCTATTTTAAATTCTTCTGTGGCTGTTGATGCAGGTTGTGAACCAAAACCTAAAGCTAATGTGCTTGTTCCAGCTCCTCCTATATAAAATCTTGATACATTTAAATTTCCAGTTTCAGTCCAAGCTGTTCCGTTCCAAGATTCTGTTGCACCTACTGCTACAGTTCCATTATTACCACCAAAAGCTAAAGCGGATGTATTAGATACCCCAGCTCCTCCTAAAGCGTATCTTGCAGTTCCTAAATCTGCAACTTCAGTCCAGTTTGTCCCATTCCATAATTCTGTAATTGCTAATGGTGATGGAGTTCCATACGCACCAAAAGCTAAAGCTGAAGTTTGTATACCAGCTCCTGCTAATCTAGTTCTTGCTGTATTTAAATCATTGACTTCTGTCCAGTTGGTTCCGTTCCATAATTCTGTTAGGGCTGAATCGGGAGGTGTATTTCCACCAAAAGCTAAAGCTGCAGTATTAGTAGCACCAGCTCCTGCTAATAAACTTCTTGCAGTATTTAAATCATTTACTTCTGTCCAGTTAGTTCCATTCCATTTTTCTGTTACAGCTACTTTAGTTGGAGTTTGTCCACCAAAAGCTAAAGCTGCTGTTTGAGTTCCAGCTGCTGCTAAAGCATACCTTCCAGTATTTAAAGCATTAACTGCTGTCCAATTAGTTCCATTATAAGCTTCAGTTACTGCATAGGGTGAGGAACCAGTTCCAATAGCTAAAGCTGCTGTTTGAGTTCCAGCTCCTGCTGAAAAACTTCTTGCCACATTTAAATTACCACCCGTTGACCAACCATTAAAAGTACTTTGATATTCAAATTTTAAAGCATTATCCGTCTCGTTATACCACACCTGTCCCGTCAACGGATTATCAGGATCCGAAGTATAGTTCTGTATCTTAGTACCGTGTATGCCTTTGTACTCAGCCATTTATTTTTAGTCCTCTAATGTTATATCAGCGGGTCTTGGGTTGTTAGCTTTTTCTTCATCAGATAAAGCATCCCATGCAGTTTGACTTGCAGTGACCTCAGCGTCAACAATCGTTTGTGCTTCATCCCTAGTTTTAACAGATCCTGCAACTTTAGCAATCCAAAGATTACCGTGTTTGTTGTATGCGGGAACTTGCCAAACATTTCCAGGTAAGCCGACAAACGTGATTCTAGAAGATTCATTGTGATCAATGAAACCCTTTCCCCAGTTTTCTGCTACACAGTATTGATATGTTTTTGCCATAGTTTTCTCCTTTGTTAATTAACTTGTTAATGTTTTAGTTATAATTCCTGGATCATTCCATTCTTCTGTTGCTGCTGTTGTAGGAGGAGTTCCACCAAAAGATAAAGCTGATGTATTATCAGATCCTGCTCCTCCGTGATTTCTAACTGCAGTATTTAAATCTGTAGTTTCTGTCCAATTAGTTCCATTCCAAGATTCTGTTAAAGCTACTGTTGGGCTCATTCCACCAAAAGCTAAAGCTGCTGTGTTAGTTCCTGCTCCTGCTAATGCTCTTCTTGCATTATTTAAATCTCCAACTTCTGTCCAGTTCGTTCCATTCCAAGTTTCTGTAACTGCCCCTCCTCCTGGAGGAAACGCAGGACTTCTTCCACCAAAAGCTAAAGCAGCCGTGTTAGTACCCGCACCTCCTAAATAACCTCTTGCCGTATTTAAATCTCCAACTTCAGTCCAGTTAGTTCCATTCCATTTTTCTGTTATTGCTATAGCAGGATATCCACCAAAAGCTAAAGCTGCTGTATTTGATGCTCCTGCAGCTCCTGGTTTTAATCTTGCAGTATTTAAATCTCCAACTTCAGCCCAATTAGTTCCGTTCCAAAGTTCTGTTATATCTGTAGGAGGTTCACCACCAAAAGCTAGAGCCGATGTTGTAGTTCCAGCTGCTGCTAAAGATTGTCTTCCCGTTTGTAAATCATTAACTTCCGTCCAAGCTGATCCATTATAAGCTTCTGTTATTGCCAAACCAGGGGTTCCACCTATTGCTAAAGCTGCTGTTTGAGTTCCACATCCTGCTAATTCAGCTCTAGCAGTATTTAAATTACCGCCCGTTGACCACGCACCTATTACAACGCCTGTGTTCCATTCTTCTGTTACTGTTAAACTTCCAGGATTTCCTCCAAAAATTAAAGCAGATGTATTATTTGCACCAGCACCTGCAGCTCTATATCTTGCTGCTCCTGTTAAAGATGCAACTGTCGTCCAAGCTGTTCCATTCCATGATTCTGCTGCAGTTGTCTTTTCTGTAGGAGAAGCCCCTTCTCCAGTTGCTGCTATAGCAGACGTTGAAGTTCCAGCACCTGCTGCACTATGTCTTGCAGTATTTAAATCTGCAACTTCAGTCCAGTTAGTTCCGTTCCATAATTCTGTTTCAGCTTTACTAAGACCAGGACCTTCTCCACCAAAAACTAAACCAGCTGTTTGTGTTTTACCAGCATCACCAGTTTGTGCTTTTGCCTGATTTAAATCTCCAACTTCTGTCCAGTTCGTTCCATTCCAAAGTTCTGTTGTATCTGTTTTGTTTCCTGGTGGGGTGGTTCCACCTGCTCCTATAGCAGCTGTTTGAGTTCCAAATCCTGCCATACCATTTCTTCCAACATTTAAAGCATTAGCTGCTGTCCAGTTCGTTCCATTCCAAAGTTCTGTTATTGCTCTTTGTGGTGCACCTCCCCCACCAAAACCTAAAGCGGATGTTTGAGTTCCAGCTCCTGCTATGTCGTAAGTACTGGAACCTCTAACCATATCATTAACTTCAGTCCAACTGCTCCCGTTATATAATTCTGTAAGTCCTTCTGTATTTGGTGGATACCCACCAAAACCTAAAGCTGCAGTTTGAATGCCAACTCCTCCTAAACCAAATCTTCCATTATTTAAAGCACCACCCGTTGACCAAACTCCTGCTGTGGCTCCGAATTTATATTGAAAAGTTAAAGCTGTGCTATTGTACCAAAGCTCACCGTCCACGGCACCCGTGTAATCACCAGCAAAGTTTTGAACCGCTGTGCCATTGACTTCTTTATAAGTAGCCATGACTATTTATTCTTTAACAACCAACCTTGAGTTCCATCTGTGAAGACCAAAGTGTTAGCTGCCCTTTCTACTGAAACCGTTAAATCGGCTGTCGAGCCTAGAATTTTTTCTGAACCATTCGCTGCAATAGTTAATGCATTAGTATCAAATGTTCCTGCATAATCAGCAAACGATACTTCATCTCCTAAAGCGCCTGCGGGTAATGTTAAAGTAAATGCTCCACCTGTAGTATTTGCAAATACACCTTGACCAGCTGCTGCTGTATAGTTGGCAGTCTTAACTGCTTGCCAATCAGTTCCACCAGAGTTATCTACAAAAGATAAAACCCCAGAACCGTTTGATGTCATAATTTGATTTGCCCCACCTGTTACTGTTGGGAAGGTAAGTAAATCTAGTTTCACGGCTCCTGAACCTTTTGGAGCTAAAGTAATACCTATGTTAGTGTCACCACCTGTTGCTGTAAATGTAGGTGGGTTACCTGTTGAAGCATTATTGTAAGTTAATTCGTTTACTGCTGAACCTGTTGCAGTCAGTTTAAATAATTCGTTTCCGCCAGTATCTAAAATTGAAGTTCCAATTTTTGGTGCTGTTAAAGTTTTGTTTGTAAGAGTTTCTGTTCCATTAAGAGTTACTTCGTTTGCTTCCCCTAAAGGCGCTTCAAAAAGTCCAGTGTTAGTTGCCACACCATCAAGATAAATAAGTTTATATCCTTTATTCCCTGTTGCAAAAGTAACAGTTGCACCTGAACCAGATGCAGCTTTTAATTGTACTGTGTGTGATCCTGCAGTTCCATTTTTAATAATGTAAAAAGTTTCTGTAAGTAATGGAAAAGTAACAATTCTGTTTCCTGATATAGTACCAGTAAGTTCTATAATTCTTTGTTGAGCAGTACCTGTTAAAGCACCGTCTGCTATTGTTAAAGCTGTAGTTCCCGCACCACCGGCAATAGAAACCTGTAGAACACCACCCGTAAGTTGTTCTATAAGACTTAAGTTAGCGTTAGTTTTTGTTCCCCAAGTACCAGCGTTTTCGCCAGTTGCCATTAACTCTAGGCCGAGATCAGTGTATGTTGATGCCATTAATTTTGTTCTCCTAATTAGATCTTTAATTTATATTACTTATAAAGTCAATGATGTTATATACTATCAACGTCCGTATAACTAGCACTTTGTGCTGCGGTTACATTACTATAACTAGCACTTTGTGATGCTGATATGTTGCTGTAATTAGCAGTCTGTGTTCCTGTAACATCTCCATATCCTAAAGGCACTACATTTCCTACACTAACAGTTGCTGATACTCCAGTCAAGCCCATAACTTGAGCCGGAGAAATTGCTCCTACTGCAGAAGTTGCTGAAACTCCAGATAGAGTATATCCAACTCCTGTAACTAAAGCTCCTACAGTAGATGTTGCTGCTACTCCTGTTAAAGGAATTCCTATTCCAATAATAATATCCCCTACTGTAGAAAGGGATTGTTGACCGGTAAGAGATACTGTTTGTTGATCTAAAACTATACCTCCAACTGTTGACGTTGCTGAAAGTCCTGTTAGTCCCATTACATCAGCCGGTATAAGTGTTCCTATAGCAGACGTTGCTGAAACTCCAGTTAGTGTAGTTGTATTATCTGATTTTACAATTAGAGCTCCAGGAGAACTTGTTAATGAAAGTCCTGTTAATCCCATAACTTGTGCGGGTGTAATTGCACCAACAGCAGAAGTTGCTGAAAGTCCTGTTAATGGAATTCCTTCTCCAATAATAATTGATCCAACTGAAGACGTTGCTGAAACTCCAGTTAAATTAATTCCTAGTCCAATACTAAGTATACCAACTGAAGATGTTGCTGAAACTCCAGTTAATCCCATTACATCTGCAGGTAAAATTGTACCCACACTTGATGTTGCTGAAAGTCCTGTTAAAGTATATTTGGCTGCGTCAACACTACCCCAACCATTTTCTCCCCAATCTAAAGTTCCCCAACCAGGATAGAAAACAACGCTTGGTGTTCCTACTGTTGTAGTTGCTGAAAGTCCAGTAAGTGGAACCACAAGACCTGAAGCTCCCCAGTTCTCAACTCCATATGTATCAGAGCCCCAACCTAATTCATTGAAAGGTATAACTGTGCCAAGTGTTGTTGATAATTGTGAAGGTGCTGTAAGAGTTACATCAACATTGGCTTGATCGCCCCATTGATTTTGTCCCCAGGTTGTATTGGCTTGGTTCCAAGTATTAGCCATAAGGAATTACTCCTTATGCTATACCGATAATTGCTGTTCCTGCAGAAGCTGCTGGAAATTCAATTGTAAAAGTTCCACTTGTTACAGTTTTATCTCCACCAAAATCTATTGCACAAACCGCCGGATCACCTGATGCTGTATCGTTAAAAATTAAACATCCTCTAGCTGTGAATGAAGCAGAAGTCCATGAGACATTAGCAAAATCACATACCGCTGTATCACTTGATAAAACAGGTGTTATACTTGTAAGTGCTTTTCCTTTTGCTGTGTATCCTGTTGCTGTCGCAACTTCATTTGAAGTTGTATAAGCTGTTGTAGATTTATTTAAAGTAGCTGAACTTGTGTACAATGCTAAGTTAAATGTGTTTCCTGATGATGCAGTAAAATTGTGAACTGCTTTTAAAATTTCTGTTTTAAATGTATTACATATTGCCGATGTTATTGCCATAATTTTTTTCCCCTAGTTTACGGTGACGGTGAATCAATTTTAATTCTGACAGTTCCGTCAGTGTAATCATCTCTTCTTCGTCTTCCTAATTGCGTTCCCGCAATCTTTTGTAATTGATTATTATACTTTCCTTCGTACAATGTCAACATGTCTGTTGGTCCTTTTAAGAAAGAAAATGCTTGTG